GAGAACATCACCGACCGCTGGAAAGCGGATATGTCTTCCGACTCTTGGTTGTCCAAAAACATCCGACCCATGTCGCTGATTGCCATCTTCTGCGGCTACTTCCTGTTTGCCATGATGTCCGCTTTCGGCTACAACGCCAATGAGAGCTACGTGACCCTGCTGGGAAATTGGGGCATGCTGATTATGGGCGCGTACTTTGGCGGGCGTACCGTCGAGAAGCTGGCAGAAATGAGGAGCGCAAAATGAGCCTAAGCCAAGAACAAGCAGCGTTTTTGCTGGACTTCTGCAAGCTGATTCAGCATGCCACAGACATGGGTTTTGTGGTCACCGGCGGGGAACTAGCACGTACCCCAGAGCAGCAGGCTATCTACTTCAAGACAGGCCGGTCTAAGACTATGAACAGCATTCATCTCAAGCGTTGCGCCATCGACCTCAACTTCTTCCGTGATGGCAAAATTATCTGGGACAAGGGCATCCTGGCTCCGCTAGGCGCATACTGGGAAAGCCTGCACCCCAAAAACCGCTGGGGTGGGAACTTCAAGTCCTTGGTAGACTGCCCGCATTTTGAGCGAAATGTGTAGCGGCTTGACCCGGAGGGGTTCGGTGTGGTAGAATATATATTTCGCTCCGACTGTGAGGTGATGGCATGACGACCGCTGCGGTAATGACGTACGACAGTTTGGTCGAAAATGTACAGTCGTACCTCGAACGCTCCGACGCCGGGACCATCGAGAAAATTCCGCTTTTCATCATGCTGTGCGAGCAGACTCTTGCGGCGGACATCAAGTTTCTTGGAAATCTGACGGTCAACACCAGCACTATGGTCATCGGGGAAGCCACCATTACCAAACCGGCGCGGTGGCACAAGACCGTGTCCATGAACGTCACCGTAGCGGGCGAGCGGTTCCCGGTGCTGCTCAGGAAGTATGAGTACCTGCGCGAATACTGGCCCAGCCCGACCGAGACCAGCAAGCCCGAGTTCTACTGTGATTATGATTACAACCACTGGCTCGTGGCTCCCACCCCGGCGGCGGCATATAATTTTGAAGTACTGTACTACGAGCGCCTTCAACCGCTGGACTCCAGTAACCAGACCAATTGGTTCACCATCTACGCGCCCCAAGCGATGCTCTACGGCACATTACTGCAGTCGGCTCCCTTTCTGAAAAACGACCAACGTCTTCCGATGTGGAAGTCTCAGTACGACGGCATTATTCAGACGCTTAAATCGGAAGACCTAACCCGAATCGGAGACCGTCAAGCGACGGTGCTTGACACATGACCAGCTTCAACAGCCCCTTTACTGGTGACGTCATTCAGCCGACTGATGTCTCTTTCCGTGCCATTACCCTTACCGCAACGACGCAGCTCTCGTGGCCTATCAACGGCAACGCGACAGACAACTACGCGGCGCGAATCATGGAGGTGTACCTTACCAACACCGCCTACGACCTTTACATGCCACCGGCTAACCAGACTTCGGTTGGCACGGACGCTCTGATCCGCAACACCGGTACGGTCGCGCTTGATGTAAAGGACTACCTTGGTGTCAACACCATCGTAACCATTAGCCCCGGGCAGTCGCAGTACATTTACGTTACCACCAACGCCACCACATCTGGCACGTGGGGTATCATCGCATTCGGCATTGGGTCATCCGGCGCTGACGCAGCGACACTGGCCGGGTATGGATTGGTGGCAATCACCACAACGCTCAATCAGTCGCAGCCAGTAAGCACATTTAGTACGAACTACACAGCGCTCGGCACGGATCGGGCAGCGGTCTATGCTTGGACCGGTGGCGCGGGCACGTTGACTCTAACTGGTGCGACCACCCTCACCAATAGTTGGTTCATGCTGGTCCGGAACGCGGGAACCGGGACTCTCACCGTCGCGGCCAGTGGTGGCGATCTGATCAATGGGTCTTCCACCATCTCGATGCAGCCCGCCGATTCTTGCATCATCTGCTGCTCGGGCACTGCGTTCTACACCGTGGGACTTGGTCAAGTATCTAACTTTAACTTCACTCAGCTCACTTACCCAGTGGTGTCGGGCACTTACACACTTACCAGCGCCGATGCCGCCAATGTCATTCAGAAATACACCGGGACGATCACTGGTAATGTCACCATCGTCGTACCACAGACGGTGCAAGTGTATTACATTCAGAACGCCACGACGTCAAGCGGATCGTATACCGTCACCATCACTACGGGCGTATCGGGTTCGTCGAGTGCCACCATTGCTTCGAATCAGCAAGCCACGTTGATATGCGACTCCATCAATCTGGTGAACGCAAATACTGTTCTAGCTGGATCGTCTTCCATAGGACTGGTCAATGGCACAGTGGCTGCGCCCGCTCTTTACTACGGATCGGAGCCGACCACCGGTTTGTACAGGTCTGGAACTGGGCAATTCAATATCGCCGTTCTCGGTGTCAATCTATTCTCGCTTACCGCCACGGGGCTCACAATACCCGGCACTGGAACATTCACCGGCGGCATCTCGGGCGGCACGTTCGTATGAGTCTTAAAGTATTCGCGATTGATACCCAAGCTGGGATTCAGCGCGATGGTACGGTGTTCGATAAAAATTTCTACACTAACGGCAGGTGGGTGCGATTTCAACGCGGTCGCCCGAGAAAAATAGGTGGGTTCAAAGAGATATCCGGTGCTTTCACCGGCCCAAGTCGTGGTGTGTGGGTGAACCCGATAGATGATTATACTGTGGTGTATAGTGGATACAATTCGGGCTTGCAATCTGTCACGTTGGATTCCAATGGTGTGGGTTCCAGTCCCATAAACTACACACTCAACAATTTCACCGCCAGTGATAACAATTTATGGCAGTTCGACGGGTTCTACGACTCTTTTAACGGCGGCGTGGCTAGCATTTTGGCTCACCCCGGTCAGGATTTGAATGCGATTGCAAGCACTGTTAATACTCCGGTGTTGATTGGGTCCACCTCGGGAACCACTTTGTCAGCAATTGGTGTTTTCACGATAGCTGCTACACTCGCATCTAGCACTACGGTGACTGTGGTGTCGACTACTCAAATCGGGGCTGGTCAATCGGTCAGCGGTACTGGAATACCGTCTGGCACCACAGTAGTATCGGTCACCAACGCGACGACTTTTGTGATCTCCGCTGCCGCCACCCTTACCGGTTCGTCGACTCTCACGATTGACAATAACATCTCCGTATCGGGTGGTGTAGTAGCTCTGCACCCATACGTGTTCGTGTATGGCAGTAATGGGTTTATTAAGAACTGCGCCGCAGGTAATCCGAATGATTGGGTAAGCGCCGACGCTAATGAAACCAATGTAGCTACGGGTAAGATAGTTCAAGGATTCGCCGTCCGTGGCGGCTCTAACGCCCCATCGGGCCTTTTTTGGGCTACCGATTCTTTAATTCGCGCATCATATATTGGAGGTCAAGGGACTCCGGCTCAATACTGGCGGTACGACATCATTAGCAATGGCACGACCATCATGTCTAGCCAATCCGTCGTCGAGTATGACGGAATATATTTTTGGGTGGGTGTAGACCGATTCTTGCTGTACAACGGTGTCATCAAAGAAATACCAAACGACATGAATCAAAATTATTTTTTTGATAACGTTAATTACGCTCAACGCCAGAAAGTGTGGGGCACTAAGGTTACTCGATTCGGCGAGATCTGGTGGTTTTATCCGTCGGGGAATTCTACCGAGTGCAACGATGTCATCATTTACAACGTGCGCGAGAACATCTGGTACGACGCCGGGACTTCAATCGGCGCTCAACGATCGGCGGGCTATTATTCACAAGTGTTCCATTACCCGGTGTGCGCGGGATGGGAGACTACGACACAGACTTCCGTATTTTCAGTCTCTAGCGCTCTTTCCACCGGCAGTACCAAGCTCTATTACAGCACGATCAATCTTGATGCCCAAATCGGTCAGCTAATCACCGGCACGGGTGTCCCGTCCAATACTACCGTTGCTTCTCTCATCACAAACGGTCTGCAGACGCTGGGGGCTGTAACCGGGGGTTCTCTATACACCAACGGTACATACACTGGTGTGGCCCTCACCGGAGGCAGCGGGTTCAACGCCACAGCCAACATCGTGGTTTCCGGGGGCGCTGTAACAGCGGTAACACTGGTTAATCGTGGCGCGAGCTATGCATTAGTGGACACACTCAGCGCCGCCGCAGCCACCATCGGTGGAACTGGGGCCGGATTCTCGGTAGCAGTGTCCGCTCTGTGGGCACAGACGATCACCATGAGTGCTGCGGCCACGATCACCGGCACATACACATTGGCATTCGGGCAGGTGCCTGATCTCATCAGTCTTTGGCAGCATGAGTACGGTACTAATATCATTCAAGGGCAATCCGAAACGGCGATTGAAAGCTATTTCGAAACTAGCGACCTTGGCATAGTGGCTGGTGGTCCGGCGCAACCGTCCATGGTGGGCGAGAACGTATGGTTGCACATCGACCGCGTAGAGCCTGATTTTATTCAAACTGGTGATATGGAGATGTACATTACCGGTCGCCCATTCGCGCAAGCTGAAGACGTAACTAGCGGCCCATACACGTTCAGCCCCACCACCGGCAAAATTGATGTTCGCGAACAAAGACGCGAGATTCGGCTGCGATTCCGCAGCAATGTGCTCAATGGTGACTATCAGCTCGGACGAATGTTGCTCAACGCGGACACCGGAGATGTGAGGCCTTATGGCTCTTAACCCGGCCCTTATATATGACCCACGATTTCATACTTTCGAGTCGTGGGCGTGCCTCTTGTGCGAACAATACGCATCCCAGAATCTCGTTATCCCCGATAAGTTCACCGATTGGAAAGAGTGGGGCGACG